TGATGTATATATCCGTGTGTTTTCAGATGCAGGAATAGAACAAGAACTGGCAAACTTTTTTACATTCGAAGTTCCAGGTGCTAAGTTTATGCCAGCATATAAAGCACGTCTATGGGATGGAAAGATAAGATTATATGATATCCATCGTAAAACATTATACGCAGGATTGTATAGTTATGTTAGAGAATTTGCTAATCGCAATGGTTATCAATTCCTTGATGCTAAAAATGATACATACAAAAAACTACCAGTAGGCAATTTTACATATGAAAATGTTGAAGAGTTTGCTGATAGTTTAGAACTAACAGCACGTGGCGAATCAATTGAGATTCGTGACTATCAATTAGACGCAATACAAAAATGCATGAATGAACATCGTGCTATGTTGCTCTCTCCTACCGCATCAGGTAAATCCCTAATAATCTATACGCTGATGAGACATTACGTAGGTACTGGTAAGAAATGTATTCTTATCGTACCAACAACATCACTTGTTGAACAGATGTATAAAGATTTTGAAGACTACTCATATGTTAACCAGTGGCCAGTTGATAGATACTGTCAGAAATTATACAGTGGTTTCACTAAAGACATTACTTCTGATGTATTGATTACAACATGGCAATCAATTTATAAACAACCACGTGCTTGGTTTGAACAATTCAATGTAGTATTCGGTGACGAAGCGCATCAATTTAAAGCAAAATCATTGGGAACTGTTATGGAAAAGATGACAAATATCCCATATCGCATCGGTACCACAGGAACACTTGATGGTAAACAAGTACATCGCCTAGTGCTTGAAGGTATGTTTGGACCAGTGTTTAAAGTAACAACTACAAAAGAATTGATGAAGTCAGGAAGAGTCGCTGAACTAAATATTAAATGTCTACTGCTGAAATATGATGAGGACACCAGAAAGAAGCGCAAGAATAATTTATACCAAGAAGAGATGGACTTTTTAGTCAGCAACTCCAAACGTAATCGTTTCATAGTAAATCTTGCCAAATCCCTAAAAGGAAATACACTTGTCTTATTTCAGTATGTGGACAAACATGGTATAGTGCTTTATGATATGTGTAAAGATTCTGAAGATTTAGAAGTACACATTGTTCATGGTGATGTAAAAGTAACAGAACGTGAGGCAATTAGATATAAAGCTACTAAGAATAGTAATATGTTGGTGTTTGCTTCATATGGTACATTCTCTACTGGTGTTAACATGCCATCAATTGAGAATGTTATTTTTGCAAGCCCAAGTAAGTCTAAGATACGTAATTTACAATCAATTGGTCGTGGTCTAAGACTTAATGAAGGCAAAACACATTGTAATCTATATGACATTGCTGATGACTTAACATATAAATCTTGGAAGAATCATACATTAAATCATTTTTTGGAGAGAGTTAAACTGTACTCAGAAGAACAATTTTCAGCTAAGATTGTAGAGATTGACCTATGACAGATTTTAGAGTTATCCGTATGAACACAGGAGAAAGTTTCCTGTGCATAGTAGAATCAGAAACAGATGATACAATCAATGTATTGTTCCCACTTTCAATCAGAACACAACATGTTCCGATAGCAAAAAATATTCTCCGCGAAATCCACTCAACAACTATATTTTGTCCATTCAGCGATGACAAACATTTTACATTTTGGAAACACGAATTAACATACATCAAACCAATGTCTGAGCATGCTGTTCCATATTATATTGAGATGTTGAATAGACACGAAGAAGTTGATGCGCTCAAGGCATATAACTTAGAAGAATTGGTTGCGCCAGAAGAGAATCAACAAGATGAATTTAAACAAGACATACAAACACGTGTCGAAAATCTTATAAACAAAATGGAAGAAATTGAAGAAGAGACTTCAGTTTCTGATGCTCACATTTGGACACCAACAAATAAGACAGTACATTAAATAAATTTGACAATTTATTGATTATGAGGTATAATGAATAATTATAGTAAGTGGAGTGAATTATGACCGAAGCAATACCCAAAGCCAAAGCACATTATGTAAGCAATGCTGATTTTCTAGTAGCGATGAAAGCATATCGCGAAAAAGTATTAGAAGCAGAAGCAGCTGGTGAAGATAAACCAAGAGTACCTGAGTACATAGGTGAGTGTCTATTAAAGATAGCCACACATTTATCGTATAAAGCAAACTTCATCAATTATACATACCGAGAAGATATGATTCTCGATGGTGTTGAGAACTGTTTACAGTACATTCACAATTTTGATCCCACAAAGTCAAGTAACCCATTCGCTTACTTTACTCAAATCATTTACTATGCATTCATTCGAAAAATCCAAAAAGAAAAGAAACAAACATACGTCAAGAATAAAATGATTATGGAGATGCCATTCGAAATGTTCGAACTCCAAGAACAAGACGAAGGTGGTGATTATACTAATCAGATGATGGATTATTTACGTAGCAATAACGATGCCGATTATAATATGCCAGTGAAGAAAGCAGCAAAAAAGAAACCCAAAAATTCACTTGAAACATTTTTAGAAGAGGACAGTAATGAGTGAAACAAAATTCTTATATAAAGTAACATTTCGTCCGCAAGAATCATCTGCGGAAAGTGCTATTCTATCTAAATTTTATAGATCAAAACAAGATGCGGATGAATTCGCAAAAAGAGTGGGAGATAGAGTTGTCGAACAAGGACAAATAGAAATTCCCGAAGGATATCCTGACGCAGACTTGGACTTCAGCTAATGAAAGTAGCAATTATCACAGACCAACATTTTGGTGCACGCAATGATAGTGTTGGATTTCTAGATTTCTTTCAGGAATTTTATGACAATACTTTTTTTCCTGCTATCGACGCAGCTGGTATTAGCACTGTTCTTATTCTTGGTGATACTTTTGATCGACGCAAATATGTGAACTTCTATTCACTTCAAAGAGCAAAAGAAATGTTCTTTGATAAACTTGCTGCTCGTAACATCAATGTATACATGCTTGCTGGCAATCATGATACTTACTATAAAAACACAAATGATGTAAACTCACCTGACTTATTGTTATGTGAATATGAAAATATTACTGTTATTGATACACCACAAACGATTCATTTAAACTATGAAGATACGTCAGCAGATGTATTGATGTTACCATGGATTTGTGCTGATAATTATCAACAAAGTATGGACGAAATTAACAACACATCAGCAACCTTATGTATGGGACATTTGGAAATTGCTGGTTTTGCAATGCATAGAGGGATGGAATCGCATGAAGGACTTTCTAAAGATTTGTTTAAAAGGTTTGATATGGTGTTCAGTGGGCATTACCATCATCGTAGTTCTAGTGATCATATCTATTATTTGGGAAATCCGTACGAACTCACATGGCAGGACTATAACGATCCCCGAGGATTCCACTTGTTTGATCTTGCAACAAGAGGACTTGAATTCATACAGAATCCAAATAGAATGTTCTTCAGAGTCGAATACGACGACAAGGAAACAGAACCACTTGATCTAAGTGAATGTGACTTCAAAGGTAAATTTGTAAAATTGATTGTTGTTAACAAAACAGACTATTATAAATTTGACCAATTTACTCAGAAGTTGTATAATAAGGGTTGTGCGGACATTAAGATTGTTGAAAACTTCAGCGAATTTGAAGAAGGAACAATCGATGGTGACATTAATCTTGAAGACACCATGTCTGTACTTGAGAATTATGTTGATTCAATTCAAACAGATTCGGATAAGGAAAAGATTAAACAGTATATGAAGGAACTATATACTGAAGCAGTTAATACGGAGGTCGTTTGATTAAATTCAAAAGTGTTGAATGGAAAAATTTCCTATCAACAGGTAACCAAGCAAACAAAATTCTACTTGACAAATCATCAAGTACATTAATCGTTGGTAAAAATGGTGAAGGTAAAAGCACAATCCTAGATGCATTGTGCTTTTCATTGTTTGGAAAACCATTTCGTAACATCAATAAACCACAGTTGATTAACAGCATTAATGGAAAGAACTGTGAAACCACAGTTGAATTTACTGTTGGT